AGATCGCCAGCGCAGCGCGGTCGATCTTCGTGATCAACTTCAGCGTATACAACTCTTTGGTAAGTCGCTTCCATTCTTCACGCGCCACACCCTTTAAATGGGCAGGGCATTCTGGAATCGCGGCAACCGGTTTCGGCTCCTGTTCATTCACCGCGCGTTTGCCCGGGTTCCCCTCGAGTTCTTTGATTGCACTAGGTTTTGGTTTTCTGCCCCTCACGTCACCTCCAAGGTGGGTTGTTCCCCAACCATCTGGGACCAGCGTTCCAGACATACGGCTACAAATTTCGGGTCATTGTCCATCGTGCGGCAGACTCTGCCGGTCCGCTCGCAGGCGATCAACGTTGTCCCGGATCCTGCAAACAAATCAAGCACGATATCGCCGGGCTGGCTGGAGTTCGTCAGCGATCGCTCCACCAATTCCACCGGCTTCATCGTGGGATGTTCTGCACTCTTCTTCGGTCGGTCGATCAGCCACACATCCGACTGTTTACGGTCCGGGACTGCCATCAGCCGCGGCGCGCGGTTATCCCAGCCGTACCACATCGGTTCATATTGCGTGTGATAATCCTTGCGCGACATCACCAATTGGTCTTTGACCCAGATGATGGTGCTCGACCAATGAAAGCCTGCCTTGCGCAGCGCGCCATCAATGACGGGCCACTCCTGCCCGCCCATCACCACATAGATCGGCGCGCCTGGTTCGCAGAAACTCCGAAACTGCGTGACAAATAAATCCACGAAGATGGAGAACTTCTCGCCCAGGTTGTCATTGTTCATGGTGCGGTTGCCATACGCGGGATGTTCACTGCCGCCGTAATCCACATTCCACGGCGGATCACTCCACATCAAACGCGCCAGATCAGCCCCCATCAAACGCTTCACATCCGACCGTTGAGTGGAATCGCCGCACAGAATCCGATGTCTACCGAGCAGCCACACCTGCCCGACTTGCACCTGCCACTTGGCAAGCAGCTCCTCGGCACGATCCAAGGCTGCCCCTGGGTCCTTGACGGCAGGCGTTGTTGCTGTAGAAACACCCACCAGCTCATCGAGCTCAGCAGGTTTGAAGCCGGTAAACAGATCACCGGTCGTGTTGGTGATCTCGCGCAAGACCTCTTCATCCCACCGGCTGAATTCACCCACGCGGTTATCAGCAATGCCATACGCTGCAGCTGTCGCGGGATCATCATCGACGAAGACCACCGCCACATGACTCCAGCCCAGCTCCTTCGCCGCGCGATAGGTGCCATTGCCTGCTTCGATCTTGCCATCCTGCAGGCGGTTGGCAACGATCGGTTTGCGTTGACCGTAGGCTTTGAGCGATGCCGCAATGCGTGGCACATCATGACCCACGCGCGCATTGGCGGGATCTTCATGCAGGCTATCGATCGACACAGCCAGCGGTCGCAGACTCTCGGCGATGTAGGAAAGATCATTCTGCATAATAAAATTCGGTTCTCATGTCAATACCATCTTCTTGCAAAGCTCTGCCTAATGCCATAATGGCTGCCACAAGACCACCAATAGGCTTATTAATTAACTTCTTAATTGGTTTTATATCTCCGGAAGAATTATTAATAAGCATCACGTTATGGAACATCCATGCAAGCACAGGATTTCCAAAAAGTATCTGGTTTTGCATTTTCACTAAAGCCCTAGTTGGATTATTTAACAACTTAAAATTGAGCTGTTGTTCTACAACGCGCATGCCACTACGTTCTAGAATGTGACTAAAAATGGAACTTGAACTCCATGCATCACAAGATATTTCATTAAACCCATATTGCTTTCGCAATGACTGAACTTCTGTGATCATAAAATCGATGTCAGCCACTTCACCAGGCATCAGCCGAATCGCGCCCATCTTTACGAAGTCTTTATATTCAGGATGCATGCTTAAATTTCTTGCTGGAAGCCAGTGTCTAGCAACCCATTTATGTATTCCGTTTTCTCGAACATCTACAACAAAGGTCGATAGATATATATTGTGAATATCCATTCCTGCGTAGTTCATGTTTTATTTCCTTTCCGGCATCTCACCGGTCATCAAATGCCAGCGTTCCAACGACGCGGCAACATAGCCCGGATCCATCTCAACTGCCCGGCAGACCCGGTTCAAAATCTCGCAAGCGATCACGGTAGTGCCTGATCCGTTGAAGGGTTCAAACACGATCTCATCGGGCTTCGTGTACAACAGAATATGCCGCGCAGGAATCTCCAACGGGAACGCAGCAATATGTCCATTGGCACCAGCGGTACCTTTGATGTCATTCCAGTAAGAGCGCAGCGCCCACTTCTGACCAGTTCTTTCCTGCCCGCGGTTCTTCCCGGCCCGGTTATAGAACGTCTCAAGCAGGTTCACATCCTGCTCATTGAGCACGTCCGTAAAATTCAACTCGGCACCCAGATCATGTTCGAACGTGCCGATGAACTCAGAGTGTTGGTCGATCAGATCTGTCTTCGGTGATAGCGAGGCGATCTGTCCTTCCTTCAACCAGTGCCGAATGTGACGCAGGTTCCAGCCCAATTCCCAGAATGCATCCATCCATTTATCGATCAACAACAACACCTGGCGCTTCTTCTTTTTTTCGAAGGATGTAGTAAAACCGGTGCCGGTGTTGATCACGACTCTGGACTCATCCACGCGCACGACAGATGCGATCACCGCTGCGATGCATGCAATAAACTGATCGATCTCCGCCTCGCTTTTTTCATGCTCGTACTCTTTGCCCACCCAATACGGCGGTGATGTGATGGCAAGTGTCGCGATGTTTCTCCAAAATAAAGACTCAACGTCCAGCTGGGTTGTGTCAGCGCAGACAATAATGTGCCTGCCTAATTGCCAGGTCTGCCCGGGTTCCGTCTTCCACTTCTCGCGCAACTCTTCAAGCTGGTTATCTTTGACATCCTGCGGGCCTGGGTCCACCATCAAACCGCCGCCGCGCTCGCCTAACAAATCACGGATCTCTGCATCACTGAAGCCAGTAAACAGATCGTCAACAGTAGGGATAAGCGCGCCGAGTGCATCGAGATCCCACTCACTCAACTCGCTCAGGCGATTGTCAGCGATACCGTATGCTGCTGCGGTCGCTGCGTCATCCTCCACGAACACAACCGCGATATGACTCCAGCCGAGTTTCTTCGCTGCGAGCCAGGTCCCGTTGCCCGCTTCGATCTTTCCATCCTGCAAGCGGTTCGCGATGATAGGCTTGCGTTGTCCGTAAGCCTTGAGTGATGTAGCGATCCGATCCAATGCGTGATTGGCACGTGCATTGGCTGGATCAATATGTAACTCGTCGATGGGCACTGCCAGCCCTCGGAGCCCTTCGGCGATGTAAGTTAATTCATCTGTCATTGTCCGACTCTCACTCTCGTTCCAAATAACATGCGCTCAAGTTCTTGGTCTGGATCAGCTAGATCTGCTTTGACTCTCGACCGGCTGCTGGGTGTCATTCCAAATTCCGCACCCAGTTTGTTGAGCTGCTCGAGCGCACGATTGGCAATCGATAAATATGGATTCTGGATGATGTTCCCTGCAGCTGTCTTGATGATCTCGCCCTTCTCGCGGACCATCTTTTCAGCTTTGAGCCATCTAACGAAGATCACGCAATACATGGCGAGTGCATCCGTGTCGATCGTTGTGATCAATCCCAGCGGATACAGCTCCTTCACTTTCAACTTCCATTGAACTTTTTCTTCATCACTCAAATGCTCCGGCGGCCGAGGCAACACGACTCTAGGCTTTGGCTCTGCATGGTTCAGCGCGCGCTTCCCTGGGTTCCCTTCCAGCAACTTTATTGCCGTTGGTTTTGGTTTTCTTCCTTGCATTCATGCGCCTACCCCCCCCTACCTAATTTCGCGGGTACGCGCGCAGAACTGCCCACGCCGGTCTCTATTAGCGATTACCAGAGATTTCGACCGCCCTACCCCTTCGACTGCCATCGTGTGCAGTCTTATAGTTATTGCATGGTACACATAATGATTGGTAGTTTGATTCATCGTCTCTGCCTCCTTGTGCGAGAGGAATAATGTGATCAACAATCTTCGCCTTGACCTTCTTACCCTGGTGTGTGCCATATAGATCAACACACCAGGGATGGGACTCTATCCAGGCATTGCGTTTCTTCTGCCACTTGGCACCATACCCACGCTTGGATGCGGATGCACGCACCGTCTCAAACGTGCGGTCCCTTGGGAGTAGGTGCTCATCACACCTACTCCCTGCGTATACTAGGCGGGGGCATCCATGCACGGCACATGGACGGGGCGGTCTCCTAGGCACTTTAGAATGGGGGATGCGAAATTGAGAATTTTCGTATCTTCAATCCATGTACCATTGCAAAATGGACATGCTTCGAGCCCACGATCTGAATGATGTAGGCGAACACAATCCCAGCAACTTTGACAAACTCAGCGATATGAGTATCAACGCTGCCAAAGTTAAAAGCTGGATAAAGCTTGAACACGATAGTGACAGCAACCAATACAACCAGGTTGCCCACAGCGGACCATTTGCCTGCGGTCCCATCTTTCACCACACCTGCCCATTTCAAAACGTTGACCACCAATGCGATCAACGCAAAGGTGCCAGTCAATCCTTCTACGGTCAAAAGGATGTTGTCCAGTGAGACGCCAAATAACCCAAGCACTGCAGCGAACAACGCCACCAGGCTGATGGGCAATCCCAACAGTTTCAATGTTTCTGCTAAATCGATCTTCATTCTTTCATTCTCCTTATGATTAGACTTGGGAAACAAAAACACCCGACGCCGCGACGGCGCCGGGTGCATCATTTCCGACTAGGTGTCCCGGTCTACACCAGGACTGCAATAAGATATTCAATTGGTTGAGGCTATTATTTCACAACTACCTCCTTTCGATCATAAACAAATTATACATGTTTAACTGGCGGATAATGTGCCATCAACGCATCAAACGTATCCTGACCAATGATCCATTCCAATGTTGCTTTGCAAATGGTGCAGGTGACGTCGGCTGCGCTGCCAATCAAACGAGCACGCAATGGCGGTAACTCTTCAGGCACATCTTCCAGCTCGACAGATTGCTCATACAGCATCAACGCCTTCACGCGCCTTGTACCAAACGTGACCTTTTTGACCTCGCCAACAATGTGACCATGTTTGCACCATTTCAGTTTGCGCTCATTGGCTGACATGTTAGTCATCCTCGTTGAGGTCACTTTGACCCATAAAGACTTCTATTTCTTCGCCGTTCCGATCAATGCACTCCAACCATTGCACAGCTACCGCGGCCACCTGCACCAACTCCGCACGCATTGTGCCTACAGCTTTGCCACCAAACTTGTTATGCAACAACGCCTGGCTGACTTCGCCCAGCTCCTCGCTCAGAATGGCAAGCCATATCTCAGCAGGATGGTTTTGCTCACCCCACTTTTCGTTTTGGCGTTGACGCTCTTTTGCTATGGCTGAAAGAACATCACCAGGAATCGAGTAATGCCAAGCAACTGCATCTTTCAAGTCAATAGATCTCTCATACTGTTCAGGAAATCGAATGCTTTCGCCTGATGTCCTGCAAAAACAGGGCTTGCCATCATCGTGAAAACAACCAGCATCATTGTGACTAATATCAGGATGACCACAATCTGGGCATTTCATGACATCACCTCCGTTTCCACTGCAACAACGAATTGGACAGTGACCTC